CGAGAACAAGATCCGGGCGGCGTATCGCAAACTGCGCCCTAATGCCAAGTACGGCAGCGGGAACGAGTGGCTCGGCCTGGCCGACCTGAGGGACGAACTGGGCGAGAACATCAACCGCCGCGAGATCGATGCGGCGCTGCGGCGTATGGCCAGGGCCCACAACGACCCGAACGCACCCGATGCGGTGCGGGTCGTCCCCATCGCGAATACCAAGGCGCTGAAGCCCCGCGACCGTGAGGCCGCGTTCCAGATCGGCGAAAGCGACGTGCACATGGTGTCCTTCGCCGACCCATCGCCGCGCCCGGTGCCGGACTCCAAGCTCCGCGACCTCGACGTCGGCGTTTTCCAGGAGGGCGGCAAGGTCTCCCTGTGGGAGGTGTCCGACTCGGGTGAGCGCCGCCGTCGGGTGGCTCTGGTTGACGACCTGGCCGGGCTGGCGGCGTGGGCTGACGAGCACGGCGAGTCGGAGCTGGCGGGGTGGGCACGTAAGGAACGGGGCGGGGAAGCGCCGAAGGCCCCGGACGTCCCGGCCAAGGCCACCAAGACGGCGAAGAAGGCCGTACCAGGCGGGGGCGCGAGCGACTTTGTGCCGGGTGGCGCCAAGCACATAGACCTCCGACAAATCGCCGAAGGTCTCGACTTCAGCGACGACGACGGTTCCATCGCCGACGCACAGCAAATGCTCAACGATGGCAAGAGCCCCGCCGCAGTGGCTCGTGAGCTTCGCGAGCGCGCCCAGACCCACGCGGACAGCACCGGAATTCGGTACGGCAACTGGGACTCTGGCTACAAGAAGACCCCGGAGCAACTGGCCGAGCGCCAGCGACTTCGCGCCCAGGGCATGGATCGCGTGCGTCGACTGCGCGAACTGGCCGAGCGGCTTGACGCCACCCGCCGACCAACCGCACCGCACAAGCCGGCCGCGCCCGCTGCCAAGCCCGTCGACCTGCCCCACCTTCGCACCCTGGACCCCGAAGCCGCCCGCGACGAGTTGGACCTGCGCAAGGTCGACGACCTGAAGGCGTTGCTGCGCGAGCAGAAGCTGCCGGTGTCGGGGCGCAAGCGGGACCTGGTGGACCGGCTGGTGGAGCACCTGGGCGGCCCGAAAGCTGGGGCTGTCCCTGCGCCCGCCGCGAAGGCGGACGAGCCTGCGGTGCGGACGTTCCCGCCCGGTCAGCACAGCTGGTCCGGGCACGACGGTCTCGACGTCACCGACGAGGAAGAGGCCAACTACCTCTCGCTGCCGTTGACCAAGCAGGCCGAGATCCAGTCGAGACTGCGCAGCGGGACCGCGTGGATGACGAGTGGGGCCCGCGGTACGTACTTTGGCACCCTGCCGGACCCGAGCGTCGTCGTATCGCCTGAGCGTGAGGCCGAGATCCGGGCCGCCGTCGAACAGGTCGTCCGTCAGCGTGGCACCCGCTTCGGGGAGAGAGTCGCCGTGTCGATGGACGCGTTGCGGGAGGGTCTGGCCGGCCGGTTCGACCGGGCCGAGGTCGACAACGTCATCCAGAAGCTCAACCGCAGCACAGACTGGTACGCCGTGACCGAGGCGAACCAGAAGGTGCTCACGCCGCGCGCCCGTCTCGCCGCGGTGGTGATCGGCGGCATGGACAAGCACGCCCTCGCGATCAACACGTTCGGCCCGCCGCCCGTCGCGAAGAAGGCGGACGTCGGTACACCTCCCACGATGACCGCAGCGGACATCCTCGCCTCCCTGCCCGCCGACCTGACCCCCGCCCAGAAGCGGGCCAGGCTGCGCAGCCGTGGTGTACCGAAGGAACAGATCGACGCCCTCGTGCCACTCGCACCCAGGAAGAGGGTTGCTGCCAGGTCCGAGGGCTTTGATGCCGAGGATCTGGCCCGATCCGAAGGGGACGACACCTACGACGAGGAGTTGAGCCCCATGGAACTCGAAGCGATGGCAGGCGAAGAGTCCGCGGAAGACCCCACCCTCGACGAGATCCAGGCCATGGCCGACGAGGACGACGGGCTCACCGACGACGACGCCCCCGGACCCGACGAGGTCGGCGACGCGGACGAAGACCTCGACGAGGAGACCCTCGCCCGGATCCACGAACTCCTCAACGAGGACGACGACCCTGAGGCCCAACGCGCCGACCTCGCCCTCGGCCGTGAGCGGCTCCACCGCTACTGGACGGTGGGTAAGGGCCTGGCCAAGTGGCTCGGCCACCCGCACCCGTGGACGTCGCTGTACCGGCATTTGCGCAAGTACGTCGGCAGCGAACGGGCCAAGCGCATGGCCGCCAAGTGGGTCCATGAAGTGACCGGCGACTGGCCCGGTTCGGACGCCCACCGGGTCGCGACCGGGCACAAGCCGCGCGGGCATCGCATCGGACCCGGCTGACCCTCATGGCGAGGTGGTGACGTGGACGAAGCCACCCGAGCAACGGCAGGCGACGCCGGTGGCGGCGGTGGGGCACCCCGGGAATACAAGCGGGACCCGAAAGGCACCAGCACCGGCGGCCGGTTCACGGCCAACGGCGCGAAGACGGCGCCCAAGGCCAAGCCGAAGCCGGCCCCGAAACCGCTGATCCCCGTCCGGCCCCGCACCAAGGGGCCGATGAAACGCGGCGGCGACAACGACCCCGAACAGGTCCGCCAACTGCAGGCGCTGCTCGGTGTGCTCGGCCTGGGCAAGCCACCCACCAACGGCCAGTACGACGCCGCCACCGAAGCGGCGGTGAAGGCCGCGCAGCAACGCCTCGGGCTCAAACCCACCGGCCGGGCCTCCAGCGCGCTGCTGAACAAGCTCATCGACGCGCACTCGCTGTCCCCGTGCGTCCAGCGCTCCGCCGGCGGGGACGAGTACGAGCTGCTGCGAGCGGCGTTGGCGGCCGGGGACTTCGACGAGGACACCGATGTGAAGGAGTGCGGCGTGGACGACGTGGACGACGCCGAGCGCACGGTCATGCGCTGCTGCCCGGACGAGCACACCTTCGCCCGTGAGTGGCCGCTGGACGACATCGTCATCCGCTCCGGCGGCGACGGGCGGACCGTCGAGGCATACGCCGCGGTCTTCGACGCCCCGACGGAGATCAAGGACCAGCACGGCCACTACATGGAGACCATCGACCGGGCCGCCTTCAACGAGGCCATCGCCGGCGGGATCGGCAAGGTCGGTGTCTTCTACCACCACGGCATGACCCTGCACGGCACACCGTCCGACCTCGGGTCTGTTCCCATCGGATCACCGTTGGAGATCCGCCCCGACGGCAGGGGCCTCCGCACCATCACCCGCTACAACAAGTCCGAGCTCGCCGACGCGGTGCTTGAGGCCATCCGTGCCGGCGACCTGCGCGGCTACTCGTTCCGCGGCCCCATCCGCAAGTCCAACCCGCCGCGTATCGCGCGCGCCCGAGGTGGGCAGCCGCTGCCGACCGTGGTGCGGATGTCGCTGGGGCTCAACGAATACGGTCCGACCCCAACTCCGTACTACGCCGACGCGAAGATCCTCGCGGTCCGCTCGGCGCAGGCCATCGCGACCGACCCGGTCGCACTCGCGCAGCTCCAGGAGGAGCTCGCCCGCATACTCGCCCGCTCCACTCCGCAGGACCAGGAACGGGACACCGCCACTCCCGACGTAGAGGGACCAGGCGCCGAGGACCAGCCACATGAGGCACTCCGGTCGGCAGCAGACATCGCGCGACGTATCCGCGTCGCCGAAATCCTGAGAGGTATGAAGTGAACCGTCTGCTCGAAATCGACAAGGAGCTGGAGCTCATCCGGGCCCGGCTCGACGAGGTCGAGGCCATGGAGGAGCCCGAAGGTGACGACGTCACCCGGTCCAAGGCACTCGAACTACGCAACACCGAGGTCGACGACCTGCTGTCCCGCCACGACATCCTGATCGAGGAGCGCAAGCCGCTGCTCGTGCGGGCCCAGCGCCTCGCCGACGTGGCCGCCGCCGCGAAGGACGCCGCCCGGGTCGAGCCAGGCGATGGCGCCCGCTACCTGGGACGTACGGGGCCGGGGTTCAACAAGAAGATCGACCCGTTCGAGGGCGAGGTCGTCCGGGCATCCAACGCCGAAGTCATCTCCCGGGCCATGGTGGTCATCGAGCGGGAGAAGCGCGTCCCGATCGCCGACAGCCAGAAGGAACACCTCGACTGGCTGATCCACCGTGCCGACGGCCAGATCGACGGCGTGCCCGGCGGCCAGTTCGACGGAACGTACATCGCCCGCCGGACGCTGCTCACCGAAAACGACGCCTACCGCTCGGCGTTCCAGAAGTACATCCGCTTCGGCGAGACCGCGGCCATGACGTTCACCCCGGCGGAGCAGGCGGCCGTACTGCGGTTCCGTGAGCACGAGGAACTGTCTCGTGCCGCGGGCGAGGTCACGACCACCGCGGGTGGCTTCGGTGTCCCGGTGATCATCGACAGCAGCATCGTGCTGACGTCGGGAGCACTGGACGCCCCGATCCTGCGGTACAGCCGGATCGAGCAGGTCACGAACAACATCTGGAAGGGCGTCAGCTCGGCCGGGATGACGTGGTCGTTCGACACGGAAGCTGCTGAGGTCTCGGACGACACCCCGACCCTGGCCCAGCCGACCGTCACCGTCCACATGGCGCGCGGCTTCCTGCCGTACTCCATCGAGGTCGGCATGGACTACCCGGGCTTCGCCGCCGAGTTTGGTCGCCTGCTCGACCAGGGCTACAACGACCTGCTCGCCGTGAAGTCCATGACGGGCACCGGCACGGCCGAGCCGTGGGGCATCTTCACCGCCATCGACCAGACAAGCGCCAGCGAAGTCACACCCACGACCGACGGTTCGTTTGGCGGCGTGGACGTGTTCAAGGCGTGGAACGCCCTGCCGGAGCGGTTCCGCCGCAACGCCACCTGGGTCATGTCGGTCTCGGTGGAGTCGGCGATCCGGCAGTTCTCCGCGGCCGCCGGCTCGGCGTCGGCGTACTTCACGGTCGACCTGACTGCGGACGGCGTCAGCCGGATCAACGGACGACCCGTCGTGATCACCGACTACGCGCCGTCGTTCAGTGGCAGCGTTCCTGGAACAACGGGCGCCCAGAACATCCTCGTGGTGGGCGACTTCAATCACTACCTGGTGGCCCAGCGCGCTGGCATGAGTGTGGAGAACATCCCGCACCTCTTCCACACCAGCAACAACCTCCCGTCGTTCCAGCGCGGGCTCGCCGCCTGGGCGCGGGTGGGCATGGACTCGATCGCAGATCGGGCCTTCATCCTCCTTCAGAACCAGTAGGAACCAACTCCCGGCGCCCGCATCGGACGGGCGGGCGCCGGGTCCGTCCGACCCGTCCGAAGGAGTACCCAATGGATTACGTCTACTCTGCCAACGAGGGCCTTGTGCTGAACGAGGTCCAGGGCGGCCGCGTGTTCATGCAGCGCGGTGACGTGTGGTTCGCCGACGACCCGTTCGTTCAGGCCCGGCCGGAGTTGTTCTCGTCGTCGCCGACGCTGGTGCATTCGACGGTCGGCCGCGATACGCCTGAAGCCACGCCGGTCGAGGTGACTGCTCCGAAGCGGGCCAGGCGGGCGTGAGCGACGACCTGCCGAAGGTCGCCGTCGGCTACGTGCACGGCGACCAGAACGAGTCGCACTCGTTCCTGAACTCGCTGGAGCTGTTGCGCCAGTTCGACGCGCAGAACGCCCAGGTGTTGCACGGCCGCTATGAGATGCGCTGCGGTTCGCAGGGTCTCGTGGACGCTCGCAACGAGATGGCCGCGGCGTTCCTGCTCGGTGATGACGACTGGCTGCTGGTGATCGATGCGGACATGGGCTTCCAGCCGGACGCCCTGTACAAGCTGCTCGCCGCGGCGCACCCGACCGAGCGTCCGATCGTCGGCGGGCTCTGCTTCGTGGCCCGCCAGGTGGAACCGGACGGGTACAACGGTTACCGGGTGCGTCCGCTGCCGACGTTGATGGACTTCCGCCCGGACCCGCGGGGCGTGAACCAGTTCATGTCGATGCCGCTGTACCCGGTCAACCAGGTGGTGTCGGTCGCGGCGACCGGTTCGGCGTTCATCCTGATTCACCGCAGCGCGTTTGAGCGGATCGCCGAGAAGCACGGCCCGACGTGGTACAACCGGACGCCGGGTGCCGACGGGAAGCTGTTGGGCGAGGATGTCAGCTTCTGTGTCCGGGCATGGGACTGCGGTGTGCCGGTGGTCGTGCACACGGGCGTGAGGACGACGCACTACAAGTCGTTCTGGCTGTCCGAGGTCGACCATTGGCGGGCGTTCAACCCGCCACCCGCCACCGACGAGGTAGCGGTCATCGTCCCGGTGATGAAACGACCACAGAACGCCGAGCCGTTCATGCGGTCGCTGCGGGCGAGTACCGGATTGGCGCGGGTGTACGCGGTCGTCGAGCCGGACGACGAGAAGACGGCCGACGCCTGGGAGCAGGTGGGCGCCGAACTGATCTGGGGCCACGACGAGCTCACGTCGTACGCCGCAGGCCAGACTGACGGTGTAGCGCACACCTTCGCCGAGAAGGTCAACCTTGCTTACCGGTCGACCACGACTTCGACGGACGAGCCGTGGCTGTTCATCTGCGGCGACGACGTGAAGTTCCACCCGGGCTGGCTCGACCACGCCCAGCACGTCGCCGACGTCCTGAAGGCCGACGTGGTGGGCACGAACGACCTGGGCAACCCGCGGGTGATGGCCGGCGAGCACGCGACGCACCTGCTGATCCGACGGTCCTACGTGGACGCTGTGGGCGCGTCGTGGGACGGCCCTGGTGTCGTGGCGCACGAGGGTTACCGGCACTGGTTCGTCGATGACGAGATCGTGACCGCGGCGAAGCAGCGGGGCGTGTGGCAGATGGCGCTCGGGTCGGTGGTGGAGCACAACCATCCGCTGTGGGGCAAGTCCGAGGACGACGAGGTGTACCAGCTCGGCCAACAGTCGGCCGAGCAGGACGGGAAGCTGTTCCGGTCGCGGCTGGAGGCGAACTCGTGAGCGCCCCGACCGTGGCTGAGACCGATGAGCGGAGCATCTGGCATCCGCTGACGCGGCGGGAACGGTTCCGGCTGATGCCGGGCGTGCACGATCTGTGGTTCCTCACGTACTACATCGGCGTCCGTGACCGGCTGCGCTGCCCGTCATGCAAGGCGGTCGGTACCTGGAAGCCGCATGGGTCCCTGCTGGAACGCTGGTTCTATCACGACATCCCGGTGCGGCGATGGCTGTGCAAGTGGTGCGGCTACTACACCGGCCCTCGTGGTCGGGTGATCGCGTACCTGGATGAGCAGAGCAAGGTGTGGGCCATCCCCGAACCAGGCGTCGCGCGGCAGAAGACGCCCGCCGAGGTTCTGAAGGAAGGGCTGGGCAAGGCCTGGCCGTGGTTCGGATGAAGCTCGAATGGCGCGACGTGGCTATCGGCGACGGGCCGGCCATCTCGACGTCGCTGACCCAGGCGGAGGCGGACGAGCTTCGCCGGCTGGCCACCGGTGCCGACGTACTCGAGGTCGGCTCGGCGTACGGCTACTCGACGGTCGTGATTGGCCAGGTGGCCAACTCGGTCGTCGCCGTGGATCCGCACCAGGAGCTGAACTCGTTCGGCGCGCTGCTAGACAACCTGGCCGCATACGGCGTCACCAGCCGGTGTGTGGTCGAGATGCGCCGCGCTGACTCGTGGACTGTGCTGCCAGCACTCCGCGCGGGGGGCCGCACGTTCGACCTGGTGTGGATCGACGGGGACCACTCAGCGCACGCGGTGGCGCATGACGTCGGGCTGGGTCGGCTGCTGCTGCGTGAGGGCGGCACGTTGGCTTGTCACGACTACGGCGAGGACACCTGTCCCGGCGTGGCGCAGGCGCTCGATCAGTGGAAGGCCCCGTCGAGGCTGGTGGACACGCTGGCGATCTACGGGCCGAGTGAGTGGTGAAGGTCGAACTGCTCATCTCGCGCGAGTTGTTGGAACAGATTCTGGTGCTCGGCGATCGCCGGATCGTCGGTGTCGAGTTCCGCGAGAGCGGATACGAGATCGAGCCGACCGCACAACTCGTCTTGACGATCGACGCGCCGGACGCACCGGAAGGCGCGATCGGCATGGAGCCGGTCCTGGAGCGGGCTGCTGACGGAACGGTCACCATGGCCGATCCGGGCTGGATCCTCCGGTGAGGGCCGCCGTCGTCGGTGCCGGCGTGTTCGGCGCCACCATCGCCGTGGACCTGGTGCAGGCCGGGTGGCAGGTCGACTTGTTCGAGGCCCGCGACGACATTGTGTCCGGTGCGACGGCGAGGTGTCAGGCCCGGCTGCACCGCGGCTACCACTACCCGCGCAGCGACTCGACCGCGGCCGCAGCGCGGGACGCGGCTCCGGAGTTCGCCGCCCGGTATCCGGAAGCGATCCGGACGGCGACGCACCACTACGTGATCGCCGAGGACTCGAAGGTCTCAGCCGGCCAGTACCTAACGTTCCTTGACCGGCTGAACCTGCCGTATGAGGTGGTCGAGCCCGAACAGGTGCACCACGCCCAACTGACTGTGCGGGTGCCGGAGTCGTATGTGGACGTGGACGTGCTGCGGCGGTTGCTGCGCCGGGACCTGATCGTGTCGGCGGCCCAGATGCACCTCGGCCAGCGGGTCGCACCGGAGGACCTGTCCGGCTATGACCTGGTTGTCGCCGCGACGTACGGGCAGCCGTGGTCGCGGCCGCTGCGGTACGAGGTGTGCGAGGTCGCCCTGGTCGAGGTGGGGCGGTACGACGGCATGTCGTTTGTGGTGCTCGACGGTGACCACGTCAGCCTGGATCCGTACGGCCGGGTGCACATGCTGTACGACGTGGCCAACTCGGTGCACTTCGCCGAGGTCGGCTACACGCCCACGGTGCCGGCGCAGTACCGGCAGCTGGTCGACGGCTGGGGTGCGCCGAAGACGTCGCAAACCAACATGAAGGCGATGCTGGACAACGCGGGCCGGCACTTGCGCGGCCTGGACATGTCCGGTCGGGGTGTCGTGGTCTACCATGGGTCGATGTTCTCGGTCCGGGCGGTCCTGCCCGACGTGGATGACACGGATGAGCGGCCGACGCTGGTCGAGCGTGACGGCACCGTGGTGTCGGTGCTGGGTGGGAAGATCTGCACCGCGGTGGCCGCGTCGCGTGAGGTGCTGCGACTGGTCGGGGAGCCGGTACCGGCGTGAAGGTATCGGTGATCACTCCGACGTGGCAGCGGCACGACCTGCTGCTGGACCGGTGCATCCCGTCGGTGCAGGCGCAGACCTGGCCGGACGTCGAGCACGTGGTGGTGTCCGACGGCCCCGACCCGACCCTGCGCGACCGGCTCACCGGCGTCGACGTCGTCTACGTCGAGCTGGCCGAGCACCCCGACGACGACTGCAACTACGGCGCCTACTCCCGCAACCACGGCCTGATCGTCGCCGCCGGGGACCTGGTTGCCTACCTCGACGACGACAACTCCTTCCGCCCCCAGCACGTCCAGCGGCTCGCCGAAGCGCTCATCGCCCACCCGGACCGGGACTTCGCCTACTCGCGCATGTACCGGCACGGGCTGGATGACGAGATCGGAGGAGAGCCTCCCGAGCACGGCCGGGTCGACTCGTCGATCCTGATGCACCGCGCCGGCGCGCACGAGAAGTTCGGCTGCTGGCCGACCCCGTCGCCGTACGCGGTGGACTGGGAGTTTGTCAAGACCTGGGTGCTGGCCGGGGCGACGTGGGTGTTCGTGAACGAAGTGACGGTGGACTACTACCACCGGGAACACGATTGATCTCCTGGATCGTCGCCTCACACAACCCGGCGATCCTGGAACAGAACCTGCTGTCCACCCTGGACCTGCACGACGACGACGAGATCCGGATCGTGTGGAACGCCACGTCGATCGCCGCCGCCTACAACGAAGGTCAGGCCGGCGCCACCCGGCCTGTCCGCTGCTACGTCCACCACGACGTGAAGATCCTGGACTACCCGCGGCTACGGAACGGACTGCTCACCTGGGTCCAACCCTGGTCGGGTCTGGTCGGTGTGACCGGGTCGTGGTGCCGGGCGGTGCCGTGGTGGTACGGGTCGCACTGCGGGTCGGTGCTCGACGGCCGCGGCGGGCGGTTGGGAACCGGCAAGGGCGGCCAGTGCGCCTACCTGGACGGCCTGCTGTTGGCCACCATGCAGACGGTGACGTGGGACGAGTCGTACCCGGGCTGGCACGGCTACGACCACGACATGTGTGAGCAGATGCTCGCCAAGGGGCTCATGAACTGGTGCCTGGACAACGGGCACGAGTTGGTGTCGCACGAGACGGCCGGGTCGTGGGACACCGGCGAGATCCCCGGGTTCGACGGGGCGATGGCGCGGTTCCGCGAGAAGTGGGGTGCGTGACCGATGGCCTTGGGTGACAGTTACGCCACGTTGGCCGAGTTGCGTTCCCGCGTCGGCATCACCGATGCCGCGTTTACCGGCGAGGACTCGAAGCTGACCGCGGCCCTGGCCGCGGCGTCACGCGGGATCGAGAAGGCGGCACACCGCCAGTTCAACGACGCCACCTCCGCGTCGGCGAGGGTGTACTACCCGGACGGCTGCTACTGCACCAAGGTTGACGACTTCTCCACCACGACCGGTCTCGTGGTCAAGGTCGACTCGGCCGGTGACGGGACGTTCGCCACGACCTGGGCATCGACGGACGTGCAGGCCGAGCCGCTGAATGGGATCGTCGACGGCGAGACCGGCTGGCCCTTCTGGAAGCTACGGGCGGTGGGGAACAACCTGTTCCCGATCCACTGGGTGAACAGCCGGGCGCCGCTGCAGGTGACCGCGCGGTGGGGCTGGACGGCCGTTCCGGCGCCGGTCAAGGAGGGCTGCCTGATCCTGGCCGAGGAGATCTACAAACTGAAGGACTCCCCGTTCGGCGTCGGTGGCTACGGCCAGTTCGGCATCATCCGGGCGAGGCAGAACCCGATGGTGATGGAGCGCATCCACCCGTACATCCTCGACCCGATCCAGGTGGGCTGATGGCCAACGTGGTCGCGGTCCGGGACCGGCTCAAGTCCCGGCTCCAGACGGTGTCGGGGCTGATGGTGTACGACTTCATGCCGGCTTCGCCGGTGGTGCCGTGTGCGATCGTGTCGCCTCAGCCGGGTGTGTTCCTGACCGAGGTGTCCATGGACGGTGTCGAGGACCTGGCCATGGTGGTGACGGTGCTGGTGTCGAAGACGGTGGACGAGAACGCGCAGAACGCGCTGGACACCTACGTCTCGGCGGGCGCCTCAAACCTGGCGGACGCGATCGACTCCGGATCCACGGCGGACTGGGACTTCGCCATGTCCGGACCGATCCGCAACTACGGCCGCTTCGTGTTCGGTGACGGCGAGGCCGCACAGTCGTTCCTCGGGTTCGAGATCCCGGTCGACGTCGGGGTGTCGTAGCCCCCCAATGAAGGGACCCACCACATGGGTGGGCCCCTTCGCGAGCCGCCCGCTGAGGCGGCTCAATCCAGGTCCACGGGGTTCCTGGGCCGGCGACTCTGAGAGTCGTCTTGTGACCGCACGATACACGGCGCCGGGCGCGCTCGTCCGGAAGGAGTTGGCGCCCATGCGGTGGGTTGTCGCCCAGCCAGGTCCCGC